GTTTTTAGGAAGTGTTGACACACTTATTAATAGTTCTAAATTAAGAACAATGTCACATGTTAATCCTGAAACATCAAATGCAGGACTTGATGTGTACGAGAAACCAAATAAAGATAAGAGATATGTTTTAACAGTTGATGTTGCAAGAGGAACAGTAAATGATAATTCAGCATTTGTTGTTGTTGACGCAACACGAATACCTTACAAGATTGTCGCAAAATATAAGAACAATGAAATCAAACCTCTTGTCTTTCCTCAGATAATACACAAAGTCGCAACGGCATATAATAAAGCAGAAATATTAGTAGAGGTAAATGATATAGGTGGTCAAGTTGCAGACACATTACAATACGATTTAGAATATGATAATCTTATTATGGTCAATCAACGAGGTAGATCAGGACAAGTTGCAGGTACAGGTTTTAGTGGTAAGAGTTCACAATTAGGATTAAGAACAACAAAAGCAGTAAAGAAAATAGGTTGTTCTAATTTAAAAGCAATGATAGAACATGATAAACTAATCATACAAGATTTTGATATTATTGCAGAATTATCAACTTACATATTAAAAGGTAAAGACAAATACGAAGCAGAGGAAGGCTCTCATGATGATTTAGTTGCATGCTTAGTCATGTTTGCATGGTTATCAAATCAAACTTATTTTAAAGAATTAACAGATCAAGATATACGGTCTAGACTTGTAGATGAAAACCAGAGTATGTTAGAACAAGATATGGCACCTTTTGGATTTATAGAAGATGGATTACAATCAGACGAATCCTATAAAGATCCATACGGAACAACATGGACTCCGATTTCATACAAGAAAGGTTGGTAAAACTTGATTTTCATAAATAGTTTCGTAAAGTTTTAATATTAAAATTTAAACACTCAAAAGGAGAAACAAGATGGCTTTTTTAGTATCACCGGGCGTTCTGGTTACGGAAAAGGATCTCACAAACGTAATACCGGCAGTATCAACATCAGTTGGTGCTATTGGTGTCGTTTCTGAGAAAGGGCCAATGGATGAAATCACAACGGTTTCAAGTGAAGACGAGTATGTAAGAGTATTTGGTAAACCAACTGCTGCTACATTCGAGTATTTTTTTAGTGCAACCAACTTTTTACAGTACGGAAACGCTTTACGAGTAGTGAGAGCAGTAACTGGCAATCTAAATGCAACTGATAATGGTGCAGGATTACAGATTAAAAACACAACTCATTACTTAGACAATTTCTCTAGCGGTCAGGGGTCAGTAGGCAACTGGGCAGCAAGAGAAGCAGGTACAGCG